CAGCCTGCTGAGTACTACATTGAGAAGCTCGAATACGCTGACAAGAAGAAGGGCACCGGCAAAAAGGCCGTTGCTGAACCCGAAGATGATGATTGGGACGACGAAGACGAAGACGAAAAGCCGGCCAAGGGAAAAGGCAAGGCCAAAAAGGCTGCCAAAAAACCTGAACCTGAGGTTGAGGCTGACGAAGACGACGACGATTGGGACTTCTAAACAAAAATAACAAATTCAGGTCGGCAAGATATAATGAGAGTCTGGTGAAAGTGTAATCCAGGCTTTCGTTATATTGAATTTATGGAGGGCATTGACCCATGAAATTCATACAACAACATAAACGAGAATAAACGAAAACGAGGTGATTGTAATGGGAAGGTCTGGCGGTAACAGAAGTCCAGAAGAAAGAAGCAAAGACTTAGATAAAGTGCCGCCTAAGAGCTTTGTACCATTCACCGAGGATGAACTTTGGGCGATGACCAGGCAAGAGGTAACCAAAACATTAAACGAACGGCAGCAAAGATGGTGTGAGATTTATGTCAAGAGTTTCAACGCTGAATTGGCCGCAATAAAGGCCGGGTATGCAAAGACTTCAGCTCATGTTGTCGGTCGAAGAATGAGAAAACGAGAAGATGTAAGGGTATACCTCGCATGGCTTAAACTAAGAGCGGTAGAAACTCTTGACATTAGTCCCATAGACATCCTTGAGCAATATGCAAAGATTGGATTCGCAGACATAACGGACTATGTCACATTGAAGAATGGCAGATTGACTTTAGCAGATAGTGACCAGATTGATGGCCAGGTGGTAAAATCATATAAGACTGGCCCACAAGGCACAACAATTGAATTATACGATAAGCTTTCTGCTTTACGTCATCTGGAACAATTCTTTAGTGAAATGCCGAAGAGTTGGCAGCAGAGACTTGAAGAACGTAGGCTTGAGCTTGCCGAAGAAAAACTGGCACTTGAGCGAGAGGCTTTAGGTAATGCTACCGACCAACAGGCTGAACTGGGAAGTTCGTTAATTAGGGCCTTGAAAGGAGTAGCAAAAGATGTATGGAATAACAACGATTCAGAAGATGAAGAGGAAAAGCAAAAAGAGGTTTAGGCCGACAAAATGGTGCAAAACCCCGCTTGACAAATACATCTATATGTTTATGATTTTAGTAGTAATTTATATGGTCGCACAAGCTTTCAGAGCACCATCTGGTTTCTGGACTGGGACGTATGTACCGACTGACTATATTGAAATTGAACCAAGAGACACAGGAGACACAGGAAGACTTTATGGTTTATATGATGATTCTATAAAGAAGATACATTTAGTATCAACAGGGGAGACACAGGAGAACGTGGTGACCATTCCTGAACCAAAGTATATAAGTTTGGGAGAATTTAAGCTGACTGCTTATTGTCCATGCATTAAATGTTGTGGTGAATGGAATCATGAGCACCCACAAAACCAATACGAGGGGTTTATTCAGAAAACAGCAAGTGGAACGGTACCAAAGGAAAACCATACGATAGCTGCTGATTGGAGTAAGCTACCGAAAGGTACAAAAGTCCTTATAAATGGAGTTGAATACCTTGTCGAAGATAAGGGTGGAGCGGTAAAAGGTAACCACATTGACATATACTTTGAGGACCACCAAGAGGCTCTTACATTTGGAGTACAATACGCAGAGGTATTCATTATAGAATAAAAAGTAAAGGGGTGATTAAATGGCAACACAAAGAATGAGCAAAACACACATTGATTTAGTACCATTTAGTAAAAAGCAACAAATGCTCAGTACTTGGTGGATGCCTGACGTTTCACCTCATGCTGACAAAGATGTAATCATATGTGATGGAGCTATTCGTTCTGGCAAAACTATGGTAGGTAGCATGAGTTATGTAATGTGGTTTATGTATGTATTCAATTATCAGAACTTTGGCCTGGCAGGCAAGAGTTTAGATTCACTTCGCAGAAACGTCTGGGTACCAATACAACAATGGTTTTCTGATGTCGGAATAAATGTAGTAAGATTGAGAGAAACAGCAAACGGTTACATACTCAAATATTCCTATAAGAGTAAAAATGGTGAGATAATAAAGAAAGAAAACTATGTGTACTTATTCGGCGGTAAAGATGAGGGCTCAGCTGCCTTCGTTCAGGGTTTAACGGCTGCAGGCTTCTTCTTTGATGAATGTGCATTAATGCCTCAAAGTTTTGTTAACCAAGCAGTAGCAAGGTGTTCTGTTGAAGGAGCTAAAATATGGTTTAATTGTAACCCAGAAGGACCATATCATTGGTTTAAAGTAGATTGGCTAGATAAGCTCCATACCCATAATGCACTGCATATACATTTTACCATGGCTGACAA